ATTTTTGCAAGAGAGAGTTTTTGCGTGAATCAACCACGCTTAGTCATGTATGTGAACAGAAACGCAGATGGTTAGATAAAGACAATCATGGAAATAGAATTGGATTTCAATGTTGGTTAGAGTTTTATAAGAAGAATACATCAAAACGAAAGAATCTTAAACAAGAAGATTTCATTAAGAACCCATACTACATTGCGTTTGTTAAGTTTGGTAATTATTGTGTTAATATCAATGCTATTAATATTCCAAGATTTGTTGATTGGTTGTTAAAGAATCAAGTTAAGATTGATAATTGGTGTAGTGATAGCACATATACTAAATATCTAGTTGATTTTTTGCGACATGAGGATGCATTTGATGCTATACATCGTAGTATTGAGTATTGCATTGAGTTAGCAGAAGATGCTAAAATACAACCTCGGGATATTTTAAGATATGGAAATGTGAATAAAATTTGTTATGCGATAACTGTGGGTAAGATTAGTCCATGGTTGTTGTATCAAAGTGACAGTGGTACCCAATTCTTAGATGGATTAAATGAAGGTCATGTTAAAATGATCATTGATTATATAAATCCAGAACAGTGGGCGATAAGGTTTAAAAGAGATGCAGTACTTGCGAAACAAATTAAAGACACCCTCAGAACAGCAGGGTACTAGGGTTCGCATACCTTGGATGAAGGGTGATACAATTAGTGATTGGGATGAAACTTGTATTTGGGCAATGGATCAGTTTGGTTTACCGGGTGAAAAGTTTTATACACATATGACAGAAGATTACATGGATTTTATATTTAAAGATGAGCGTGATGCAATACATTTTAATTTGAGATGGTTATGAGAAGATGGGAAGATATTAGACCGGGTTGGCATGAATATGTTGTTAAACTAGATGAAACCCACTGGAAGGAACATCGCATTGAAGTGATAGATTGGGTATGTAATAAGATTGAAAATTATGAAAGACATACCCTATGTACATGGGACGAGTATCAAGTAAAAATTAAATTTAGATATGAGAGAGATTATATTTTTTGTAGCTTAAGATGGTAAACGAAAAAGCAACATATATCAGCAGATTGTACGGTGCAGATTACGTGCTAATACTAGCTTGGTTACAGCGCCACATTGGAAAAATGACACTTAGCAAACCAGTAATTTATTGGGAAGGTACTAACTGGAAGATGAGGTTGGTACAAGGTAAGATGGGTGATTCATTTTGTGATGTAGAGTTTACTAACAAAAAACATTTAAAGTTATTTGATAAAGATTGGGCTGAATGACCGTTACTGTTACAATTCAAAATACTAGTTATGCTAGAGTATTGGCTTGGTTACAAGAAAATATCGGGGACTTATTACACAGTCAACCAATAATCTTTTGGCATGGCAAAGGCTGGCATATGAAAATGGGACGAGAGGTAGCACCACGTGGTGCTATAGGTAATAATGTTATTACAGTAGATTTTGATAACCCTGAACATGCAACTTGGTTTGGATTGGTTTGGCAATGATAAAGAAACGTGCTATGGCTAACAATAGATGGGTATCTGATTTAGCAAACAAATGGATAGATGAAATCAACGTGAAACGACTTGAAACTGGTTATGCTGACAATCAACCTAAATGGCCCTACTGGGTACAACCACGCAACTATAATGCTGGAGAGTGGAGTGATATAGACCACTGGATAAGAGACACAATGGGCGATAGTAATTGGCTCAAAGAAAATGCACGGTGGGTAGGCAGTAATCGTAAGTATTGGTTCCGTGACGAAGCAGATAGAACCTTTTTCATATTGAGATGGTCATGAGTAAATTTACACACAAAACAGAACGCTATTTCGGTAGCAAAGTTAATATACATACTGTTTCTTGGAAGAATCAAGAAGATGTTGACACCAAAGAAATTAAGAAATGGTGCAAAAAGAATTTTGGTAATCCAGGATATGATGATGAAACCGGAAGTAATCGTTGGGTAGACAACATTAAACAGTGTGAGATAATGCTTACCCGTGATGAAGATTTAACATTGTTTTTATTGCGCTGGGAATGAAATCTGTAACCATCTACGGCAAAAGTGCGAATGAAGTAATAGAAATAGTACATCAAATGCAAGCACACGGTTGGACTGATAGAGTAGATTTTGATTGGGCATATTATCGTTCTTCTACATATGATACAAGAGATCGCCGAGCAGTGTTTAATTTCTACAAAGAAGAATACAGTACTTACTTTGCGTTGAGATGGGTATGACCAATATATCAAAATCATTTCAAGATTATGATGATGATGATCCGGCATTACATCAACGAAAGAATCGTTGGAAGTATTGGGAAGCATTGAAAAAAGTTCGTAGTGAATTCATGGAAAACAAAACTAATTTTGATGCTTATGATTTTGAAGATTACCTAGAACAGAAGTATGGCGTAAAAATGAATATAGTAAACGGTAACATAACTGATGGCTACGAAGTAGTAGATGAAAAACTCTACTTAATATTTTTATTGAAATGGGGATGATATGGCATACATGAACACTGGCTCATTTGGCCTAGCTGCCCCGACTGTCTATATCAATGGTTGTAGAGATAACAAATATAAAAATGGCAACAGAACATTCTATGTTAGAGATTGTAAATATCGCAAAGAAGATCCTGCTACTATTGTAAAATGGATGAGAAGAAATTTTGGGCATAGACACAGCGGTTGGGACTTCTCTTTAATTAGCGGATGTGTTACAATAGAGTTGTGGGATGATAGATTAATAACAATGTATGAAATGTGGCAGATGTAATGGCAAATGATATAATGATTGACCTGGAGACACTTGACACAAGTCCATATTGTGTTATATTAACTATAGGAGCAGTACGGTTTGATCCTAAAGGTAATGGTGTAGTAGAACGATTAGAATTGCGTCCTACGATTGAAGAACAAACCGAACAATATGATAGGTTAATAGATGACAATACAATTGAATGGTGGGGGAAACAAAGTGAAGCCGCAAGAGAAGAAGCAATGGGAGATCAAGGACGTATTTCATTTAGCGAATGTATGGAAACCCTTTATAAGTTTTGTTGGAATCGCCGTGCTGTGTGGTCTAATGGGGCTGCATTTGACATCGTTGCTTGCGAGACCGCATGGAGGCAACTTGGAGTGCGAATACCATGGCCATTCTATACCGTACGAGACACTAGAACGTTGTATGAAGTTGCAGGCGTCAAACTAAGTGATGGTGGGCATTCAACTACCCACAAAGCAGTAGAAGATGCCGAAAGACAAGCTATTGTTGTACAAAAAGCGTATCATAAGTTAATCAAAGCAGGAGTAATGGCACCGTGAGAATAGATAGTGATGTTGACATTGACTTTGGTTCAAGAGATAGATTGCTTGAACTGATTAAACATACAAGCGCGGCGATGCGTAATGTCAATCCTATTCGTAAACACGCAACTGGTGTATATGTTACACCTATTCCCTATGACCCTATACATGATATAGCAAGTATTGATTATACAGTAGCAGAGAAGCGTGGATACTTCAAACTAGATTTGTTGAATGTCCATGTATATGAAAATGTCAAAGATGAACAACACTTAACAGAGTTAATGGTTGAGCCTAATTGGAGTAAACTAAAAGATAAATCGTTTGTTGAAAAACTGATTCACTTAAACAGTCAGTATTACAACTTAGAGAAGATGCCAGAACCAATAGATAGTATTCCAAGATTAGCTATGTTCTTAGCAGTTATTCGTCCTGGTAAAAAGCATTTGATTGGGAAATCTTGGTCTGAGATTAATAAAACTGTATGGGATAAAGGAACTGACGGGTATGTGTTTAAGAAAGCACATGCAATTGCCTATGCTCAATTAGTAGTTGTTCACATGAATTTGTTAGGGCAATCTTTTAACCAGGGTGATGCTACGGCGTTTGCTTCTGCGTTTACTTAATTCATTCATGCTACAAGTGGGCCCATGCACCACTACTAAACTTTTGTTATTGAAGGTCCTGAGATAGGGTTTAAAGGGTAACCAATCATCCTTCAAAAATAAATTGATTGGCACTAGTCGATTACTTTCCCACCACCAAATTTCTCCTAATTCTAGGAACTTTTCTTTTATTACAGAATCAGATATAGCGCCATAATCATATATAGTGGTGACCATATCATCCCTATTCTGTACAATTCCTACATAGTCCTGGTTGGCATATGAACATACTGTTATGAACGGATGATTTTCTGTCAATCGTTTGAAAAATTCGTTTTGGATCATTATTTTAGTTAACAGTTTATTTATCGGGTAACCAAAGTTATTTAAATTAATATATTATACTAAATACGTTATAGGAGCCTACATTTGTGTATTCAACATCAGTATTTTATTACGTCCAGCGCAACATTGTTGTGTTATTGTCAGGCTATTCACCGAGGAGATATATGCCAGTTTATGCTAAGCCATTAACCCTGCACAAGGGCGTGGATAATCAAATCCAGTTTCAATTCCTGAACCAGGAGCAAAAACCCATAGATATTACAGGAAAAAGTATCACCTGCCGTATATTAAATTACATGGGCAATGAAGTTTTGTTACAAAAGGCATTGACCTTGCAATTTGCTGCTACTGGTATTTGTGCGTTGATATTAAATGCAGCGGACCTTGAGAATATTGAGGCACAGAAATGCTATTATACATTGGAAATCCCTGTCAATGAGTTTGACTTCCCTGTGTTTGTAGACCAAAATGCCGGTGCTCGTGGCGTAATGAATATTGTCAATAGTGTATTGCCTAACTTTGTCCCATCATACAATATCACTATACCAACTGGACAAGCATTCCCTAATAGTCCTAATAGTAATGGAAGTAGCATCACATACACTACCAGCGTATTGAGCACCAATAACAATCCAATATTAACTATCCAAACTGAGTACATTGAATTCTATGGAAATACAACTATTCAAGGTAGTAGTATTGTGGATAACGATTGGTATGACATTGTAACTACTGAGGAAGTATCCAATGTTACACAAACAGTTGGGTATGTAATTGAAGGATTCCATCCTTATGTTCGTATGCAATTTACTAGCAATGCGGGCGCAGTAACAAATATATTGACCAGATAATTTGCTTTAACATTATGATTGTGTTACAATCAATTGATGTTTGATATCCTGTCTATATTACCTGGTAAAAAGAAACAAACAAGTTCTGGATGGACTAGCTTCAATGCTGTCTGTTGCACACACTTTGGGCATAGACAAGATAAACGTATGCGCGGTGGCATCAAGTTTGATGGTACAAACTGGTCAATGCATTGTTTCAATTGTGGATTCAAATGTAACTTTGTATTAGGTCGTTCAATCAGTAGTAAAACTCGCAATTTATTAGTATGGTGTGGTGTTGATGACCACCAAGTTAAACGCTGGAGTTTGGAAAGTTTACAACATAAAGATTTAATTGACTTCACTCAACCGGCAAAACAAAAAATAAAAATCAAATTCAATGAACACAAACTTCCGGAAGGCGAGATTGTAGATAGCAATAACCCATTACACAAAGTATACGCAGAGTATCTGCAATCTAGGAAGATAGATAGTAATGACTATCCTTTCTTGATTACTCCGTATGAAAAAGGTAGGATGGGCAACAGGGTAATCATCCCCTATACATATAAGAATAAAATTGTAGGTCATACAAGTAGATTCTTGGACAATAAAACTCCCAAATACATTAATGAGCAGCAACACGGTTACGTGTTTAATATAGATATGCAAAAGCCAGAATGGAGTGTATGTATTGTCACAGAGGGTATATTTGATGCACTAAGCATTGATGGTGTAGCGGTAATGCATGATGACATTAATAATGACCAAGCATTGTTATTAAGCACATTGAATAAACAAATTATATTAGTTCCAGATAGAGATAAGACAGGTTTAGCATTGTGTGATAGAGCATTAGAATTAGGTTATAGTGTTAGTTTGCCGGATTGGGATGATCATGTAAAAGATGTAAATGATGCGGTAGTAAAATATGGTAAGTTACCTACCCTATTGAGTATACTACGTAGCGCAACAAATAGTAAAATCAAAATAGAAATGCAGAGGAAGAAAATTGGCAAAACAAGAAACTAGAAAGCAGATAAATTATACACCAGAAGTTCAGAAGTTGTTTCTGAGAATGATGCTCACTAATGCGGAGTTGTATACCCGTGTTATGAACATTATGAATAGTGAAAACTTTGATCGGTCATTAAGACCAGTGGCAGAAATGTACAAGTCACACACAGACAAGTATAGAGTATTGCCCGATGCAACACAAATTAAAGCAACAACTGGTATAGAGATTCAACCAGTAGATGATTTGACTGATGGACATTTTGAATGGTTCTTTGATGAGTTTGAAGCATTTACTAGACGGCAAGAATTAGAACGAGCGATTCTTAAAGCAGCGGACTTACTTGAGAAGGGTGAGTTTGAACCAGTAGAGAAACTAATCAAAGATGCAGTACAGATTAGTTTACAGAAAGACATGGGTACTGATTACTTTGCTGATCCTAAAGGTCGTATCAACAAATACTTTAATAGTGGCGGACAAGTAAGTACGGGCTGGCCACAAATGGATCGTATCTTGTACGGTGGTTTCAGTCGTGGTGAATTGAATATCTTTGCAGGTGGTTCAGGCTCAGGTAAATCATTAGTGATGATGAACATTGCACTAAGCTGGTTGCAAGCTGGATTAAGTGGTGTATACGTCACATTAGAATTGAGCGAAGAATTAACAAGTTTGCGTACTGATGCGATGTTGACCATGATGGGGACAAAAGCAATTCGTAAAGATATTGATACAACAGAGTTACGTGTTAAGATGGCAGGTAAGAAGTCAGGTAAGTATCGTGTTAAAGCACTACCTGCACAAAGTAATGTTAATGACATTCGTGCTTATTTGAAAGAGGTACAAATTCAGACAGGCATTAAGATTGACTTTGTAATGGTCGATTACTTAGATTTAGTTATGCCAGTGTCTGTTAAAGTCAATCCAAATGATCAGTTTATCAAAGATAAGTATGTTGCTGAGGAATTGCGTAATCTAGCAAAGGAACTTGGGATACTATTAGTAACTGCAAGTCAATTGAATCGTAGTGCGGTTGATGAGATTGAATTTGATCATAGTCATATTGCAGGTGGTATCAGTAAGATTAATACAGCAGATAATGTATTTGGTATTTTCACAAGTCGCAGTATGCGTGAGCGCGGAAAGTATCAGATTCAATGTATGAAAAGTCGTAGTTCAACTGGTGTGGGTATGAAGATTGATTTAGAATATGATGTTGAAACTATGCGTATTAGTGATCCGGGTGTTGACGGGGAACAGAGTTATACACCCAAACCAAGCGCAAATGACATTATGAGTACCTTAAAACCACAATCTACAGTTACAGATTATACTGTTGATCAAACTACAGGTGAAATCACATTAGAACCATTGACTAGGACTGTTCATGCTGATGTACAGGGATCAAAATTGAAGTCATTACTTAATTCTCTAAAGAAATAATTATACCATAAACGCATAAATACAAGTAGGATAATTATATGCAAAAACAAACCCGCTCCCTCTTGCAGGAATTAGAAGCACTCGGCAATAACCGTGATACAAGTCATATTATTGAAAGTAGGGCTCATAATATCATAACCAGTGCTATTAATTTACTTGAGTTAATTAATAAGCATTACCCTGAAGAACAGGCTCAGATATTGGAGCGAAAGCTACTAAGTGCTATTAAAAGCAAAGACCAGCAGAGATTTTCTAAATCTTTAAGGAAGAATCGTGAACCTATCTGAATCGTTAGCGATACTTAGAGACAAAGTAGATAAAATTGCCTCTTTGAAAGAAGATAAGGGACACCTAGACCATCCAGAAGATTTGATATTTTTGGGAGGGAGTCAGGGTGCAAACCGTGCATTACAAGCCGCGATAGCAACAGTAAAGAATCCTAAAACTGTTACTATTAAGTGGGACGGATATCCTGCATTGATATTTGGACGTAATAGTCGTGGACAGTTTAGTATTATGGACAAGCATATGTTCAACAAGAAAGACGGTTCTGGGCGACAAGTATTCAGTCCAGAACAGTTTGTTCAATATGACCAAGCTAGGGGAGTAGACCGTTCAGGACTACATGCATTGATGGCAGAGATATGGCCTGGATTAGCAAAAGCATCTAGTGGATCTAAAGGCTATTATTGGGGCGATTTATTATTCAGTCAGCCACTGCAAGAAAAGAATGGTATGTACACATTCAAAGCAAATCCAAAAGGTATAACTTATTCCGTTGTTGCCGGCAGTGATTTGGGGCAATTAATGACTGGTAAACAAGCTGGGATTGCAGTTCATCAATATCTAGCACCAAATGCGATGACCACAGATGATGCTACTTCATTAGACGGTAGTATAGGTACATTAAAAAATAACAGTAATGTTGCTATTGTTCCTAGTGCGATGCCAATAACTCCTAAGATGAAAATAGATACCTCTTTAGTTAAAAGTACTCAAAATTCTATTAAAAAGTACGGTGCAATGGTAGATCAATTTATGGATAATGCACCGCAAGCACGTAACACATTTAATCAATTATTTACAGTATTCATTAATAAACGAATTGTAGAAGGTAACTTAGATGATTTAGCACAGGGTTTTATGGATTTTGTAAAAACTAGATCCATGACAGAACCCATGCGAAAGAAATTATTGGGTTACACTACGTTAGATCCAAAGACAAAGAAAGAAGTACTTGTCCCTGGATATTTACAACAGAATACCGAAGCTATCAAAGGTGCATTTACTATATGGGTAGAGATGTATAAATTGAAAATGTCTATTGTACATCAGCTTAATAAAGCAGCAGAATCTAGTCCTGTTAAAGGTCAATTAGATGATGGTACTGAAACACATGAAGGTTTCGTATCAAACGGCTTAAAATTCGTTGATAGAATGGGATTTAGTCGCCAAAATCTCGCCGGCCGTTAAATCAAAACCGACTTTTTTTCTTGCCAGGACTAAATATATGTATGAGGCAGTAGGCTTCAAATTATTTAAAGGCATTTTAAAATGGCACAATTTACAAAAACAAACGGTGACTTACTACCGGTATTACACTTAGACGCACCAGATTACACAAACAGTGGTGCAAATGCAGTTAGTTCTGCTGCTACAGTTCAACCACAAGGTCCTAAGCTAGATTTCTTCACAGTTACAGCAGCAGGTGCTTTGACTGGTACGCAAGTTAGCTTGATCATCCAAGCTACACAACAATTAGCTACAGTTTACATCTATGAGTACACAGACACAAGCAACGATACAGTTGCAATGGCTGTTTACCCAACAGCAGCATGGACAACTGGTGCTCTTGAAACAGCAGTTGAAGCTGCATTGACAGCCGGTGGCGCTGCTAATAACGTTACTGTTACGGCTACAGCTACATTCACAGGTTAATCAATATCTGTATAAAAAGACCCTAGATTTTCTAGGGTTTTTTTACGGCTGTTAAATAGTAGTATGAGTTACATAATCACTTGTTATACCTTGTTTGATATTACACAGACCAATGTACTCAACCGCCATCGTCCTGATATGGATAAAGAATGGCATCATAAGCGCAATACACAAAGTAATTTTGATACAATACAACAAGCAATTTCACTACGTAGCCAACCTGAAGTTGTTCGTATTCCAGAAAAAATAGAAATAAGATTTAACGAATTCACTGAGTTTGGGTTCTTATTTGAGCAACAAGATAATGAAACTTATCCTTGCTGGTCCTTTGATTTCGAAGTTCAGCACCCTAGTGTATTCTATGATGGAGTAACTGAGTTGGGTGGATTATACCGGGATTGCGACCGTGTCCCAATGATTAAATGTCATACCGAATGGGATCAACTTCCCACATTCTTGGACACTAGCGATGAATTAAGAAACATATATTTTAAAGTATTAACCAAATGATAAGCGACAAACTACTACACAAATTTACAAAAACAATATCCAATCAAGAAATGGAGAAGTTAAGTGAATTGTCTATAATGCAAGGACCTGATGGGTCTTATTTTCTATTCAATCAGTATTCTATTAAAAAAAATAATGATTGTTATATAGTAGAAAAAGATAATATTGCAGGAACCAAATCGTTCAATGTATTAAAAAACGCAGTGTCTTGGTGTACCTTTGACAAACGAAATAGTATTTATGAATCTAATCGTATACTAGATTTGGACAATAGATTGGCTAGCGTAGATAGCGAGATTAATGTACACCAAAAATTAGTAAAAAAAGCTAAAAACTTAGAAGAAAAATTGATTTACCTAGCTAAATTGGGTGAAGAAAAGATGGAACGAAAGCAGATATCCGAAGAATTAGCGGGTTACGTTAATAGTTCCAGAATTTGGCAAGACAAACGATTTAACAAATCCGCACAATAAAGAAAGAAAAGATAAATATATTATATATTTCTCTGGAATACAAATATGAAACTAACCGAATTAAACAACAATCGCCGCACCTACTCTACTAGAGTATTAAAAGAACAGTATGAAATGCCGTTTAATGTAGATAACATGTCTATGTCATCTACACGAACCATGCTTACTAAGGTTCGCGGTTTGATGAATGAATCAAAGCAATCTCCTGACTATCATAATAGTCAATCATCAAGTTCATACATGAAACTTGTATTCATGGAGCAAGCACTTGCTGATCACTACAATGAATTACGTTCACTCCCACAGCCAAGAATCATGGTTGAGAACGAAGAGGTTGAGAAGTCACAAGTTGTACTAGCCGCACAAGACATGGTAGATCAAGTACAGAAGATGCTTGAAGATGTTGGTCAAATGCAAGTTAAAGAATTACCAGCATTGGTATCAAGTATCGAAAGTGAAATTGGTGTTAACGAAAGCCAAACATACAATGACGCAGTTTCTAGTCAACTAGATACATTATCGGCTTCATTGAAAGAAGCATCAAGTGCATTGAAGAATGCATTGAATGGATTAACTGGTCAAGCAGTAGACGCAGCATTTGATGCTGGCGCAGACATAGGTGCAGAAGCAGGTATGGACGCAGGTATGGACGCTGATGCTGATATGGACGCCGGTGCTGATATGGGAGATATTCCTGCCCCAACTGAAGAACCAGAAATGTCCCCAACTGGTGGCGTTGGTAGAGCAAAGAGATAATATGTTCCTCTTTGAACTTGATGGTACTGATCCGTTAAGTACTAAACTTATCGTTCTTGTAAATCAGCTTAAGGCTGATGTTGAGAATGGTAAGATTGATCCTAGTAGTTATACAACGGACGAATTTTTACAATATTTACAAGATAAAGGTGATATCGTTTTAGATGTCACCGACTTGTATGATATGATTAAGAATCCTCCGTTAAATACTATAATTAAGAATATTCAAGGTGATCAGATTATCTTCAAGGGACATGATGATAATCCAGAAAACCCAGACCAATCACAAAGTCAACAAGTAGTAGGACAAATGGCACAAAATGCCATGCCAACACAATGATAACAGTTACAGATAAAGCAACAAACAAAGTAAAACAAACTCTAGCAAAACGAGGCAAAGGATTAGGAATTAGAATAGGTGTCAAAACAACAGGCTGTTCTGGTTTAGCCTACGTTCTTGAATACGTTGATAATCCAATGGCAGAAGATTTAAAGATTGATTGTGATGGTTGCTTACTATATGTTGATCCAAAAAGTTCTGCTTACCTTCAAGGGATGACAATAGATTATGTCCGCAATGGACTTAATGAGGGTTTTGAATTTTTGAACCCGAACGAACGTGACAAATGCGGTTGCGGAGAAAGTTTCCGAATCTAGTTGACATTTGTATTATAATCAACTATAATTGACTATAATGTACAATCCAAACAAATACAACTATATACCCATGAGTAGGGTAGAAATCGAAGGCAAACGTAGATATGCTACACCAGACGGTGAAAAACTACCAAGCGTTACAACAATATTAGATGCAACTAAGTCAGAAGAAAGTAAACAAGCATTACAGAACTGGCGTAAACGAGTTGGTGTTCAAAAAGCACAAGAGATTACAACTGAGGCAGCGGGTCGAGGAACACGAATGCACAAGTTTCTTGAGGATTATATCAAGACAGGTATAGTTACTGAACCAGGCTCTAACCCCTACAGTATTCAAAGCCATAAGATGGCAAAACAAATCATTGAACAGGGATTAGTGAAATGTAATGAATATTGGGGAACAGAAGTTCCGTTATACTTCCCTAAAATCTATGCTGGTACAACTGATTTGTGCGGAGTACATGATGGAAGTGATGCTATCATGGATCACAAGCAATCCAACAAATTCAAAAAGCGTGAATGGATTGATGATTATTTTGTTCAGTTGGCAGCGTATGCTAACGCACACAATGAAGTACACGGAACAAAAATACGTAAAGGTGTTATTTTTATGTGTACTGCTGATGTTGTTTATCAGGAATTTATCATTGAAGGTACTGAATTTGATAAGTATTCTGACATATGGTTCAAGCGTGTTGAGCAATATTACATGAAATTCTTATAGTGGTTAAGTCATAATTATGATAAATAAGTGTAAACGTGAAGAATTACACTTATGGCCATAGTACAAATCAGTAAAATGCAACAAAGAGCAGGCAACTTAGTTGACCTGCCTCAATTAGATAACGCCGAGTTTGGTTGGGCTACCGATGAAAATAGGTTGTTTATTGGCCGAACCGGTAATACTTATTCAGATGAAAATATTGAAGTATTAACTTCATATTCAAGTATAAGTTTTAGTCAAATTGACGGAAGTGCCGGTGGCAACTTTAATGTTACTGCCCCATTGAACGGTCAAGTATTGACATATGTATCAAGTACAGACACATGGGAAAACTACAAAGGTACTACTACTCAATTAAATGGTACTAAACTTCAATTAGGAGATGTATCTAATCTTTCAATGACCGGTGGTGCTATTGGTTATGTATTAGAAACCGATGGAACTGGTAATTTAAGCTGGGCACCTAAAGGTACATTATACACCCACATCACAGCATTATCCAATGCTACCCCTATCATAATGGAAGTAGCAAACACAACTCCATATGTGAATGGAAGTGTAATTACTATTACTGGGGTAAATGGTAACGCAAACGCAAATGTAAATGCTCAAACATTCTATTTGACATTATTGGCTAATTATGCTACTAGCGGACAAGTAGCATTGTATACGACACAATATAGAGATTCACCAAATGCGGCAAATGGTACAAGTTTAACATATACTAATTCACCAAATGCAATTGCTACATCATCCACCGCCGGCGGTGGTAGCGGCGCAAATGTAGGCGGATCAAATACCACTGTTCAATTTAATGATCAAAATGTATTAGTTGGTAATTCTAGTTTCATTTATAATAAAATTACTAATACGTTGACAGTATCAACTGGTAATATTGTTGCCGGGAACGTTAACGCAAACACTAGTGTTACTGCACCTATATTAATTTCTAATGCCAATATTGGTAATGCACCATTAACAGTAACAAGTACAACTCTAGTGCCTAATTTGTTTGTAGCCAGAGCAAATGTTTCTGAGTATGCCAACACTGTACTAACAAGTACTGGCACCTGGTATCCAATCTTTGTTAATTCTACATCAGGTAATTTAGCGCATGGTGCG